AGCTTGCATGGGCAAAGAACGCAATTCGCGAGCATGAGAAAGAACTAAAGCGCATTACCCCCAAGGCAGTGTGGCGTGACATGCTGATGATCCAGAACAAGTCTTTGCTAGATCACAAGCATAAGCTGGAGAAGATACGGCTGGCTAAGCTCAAGAAGCAGCGCCAGATAGGTGACGCAGTTAAGAATGTTGCCGCGGCTGTATGTACGGTTGCCTTATTCGCGGGCAGTTATTATTTCATTTCCAACACAGGTATTTAACGTGGACATTATTTTAAAAGCACTGAAGTCAAAAACAGTTCAGTTTTCAATTGCACTAGCTGTACTTAGCATCCTTCAGGGCTACGTCGGTTTTCTCCCCGTCTCGCCAGCTGGACAGGCAGCTGTAGGTTGCGTGATTGCGAGCTGCGTCACAGTTTTAAGGTTCGTTACAACCGGCCCCCTATCAGCTAAGTAGCTTCCTTTATATTAGCTATGCTAATATAATGCAGGTTAATTAACCCGAAGGAGTCGAATATGACTGATCTTACAGATGAAGTGCCAACACTCACCGTTGGCGATAAAACGCACCTAGTTTCTGACCTGAGCGACGAAGTAAAACAAATGCTTTCGTTACATCAGCAGGCGCTCGAGATGTCCAATGCAGCTAAGCGCCAGGCGACTATCCACGATCTAGCAGTCGCTAGCATAGCTTCAACGATCGAGAAGGCGCTTAACGAAACCGAAGAATGAGGTTTAGATGGCGTATTTCAAACGCGACAGATTTAGCGGTATTGCTCCTGGGGTCTCCCCCAGGTTGCTTGCTGATCAGTTCGGGCAGGTAGCAGAGAACATAGACTTTGAGTCTGGCCGCTTAGTTGCTACCAGTGAAAACTCTGATACGTATACGCTACAAACTAGCACTCGCCGCTCGATTTATTTTTACCGTGACACTAGCTGGTTGGAATGGGAAGAAGACGGCGTGTCCGTTGTTCCTGGCCCTATCCCTGGCGATACCCTAGACCGCCTATACTTTACTGGCGATGACTACCCCCGCATCGGGACAGTCGCTACATTAGTCAGCGGCTCTTCAGGGTATCCAGTCAACTCTTACAGATTGGGCGTACCAGCACCAAGTGGTACACCTACAGTAGTTAAGAGTGGCACAGCTAACGCTGACGCAACAGCGAATGACGTTAGCTATGTTTATACGCTGGTTACAGCCGATGGCCGTGAAGGTCCGCCTTCAAGCCCAAGCGCAGTGATTGAACTGACTGATGGTGAGACAGCCACTATCTCGATGCCCGCGAGCTACAATCCTTCTGGCTCAGGTCACAACTTTGCAGCGGGTGCTCTAAAACGTATTTACAGATCCAACACAGGTTCTACTAATACACAGTTTCAGTTTGCTGGCGAAGTAGGTTACACAGCCACCTCATTTACGGACACTCAGGACGCCGCGACTTTAGGTGAGGTACTACCAAGTGCAACATGGATTGGTCCCCCCGACGATAGCTCTCTTTATCCAGATGGCCCCCTAAAGGGGTTAATTTCTCTGGCCCAGGGCACAATGGCGGGCTTCACAGGCAAACGATTCTGTCTTAGCGAGCCATTTCTCCCCCACGCTTGGCCAATTCAATACCGGATCACCACTGAAGAAGACATCGTTGCTATAGCGTCTACCGCAAATGGTGTAGCTGCCTTGACTGACGGTCAGCCCTACTTCATCACGGGCACCGAACCGAGTGCAATGACCGCGGTCCGTATAGATTTAGCGCAGGCATGTGTCAACGTAAACAGTGTCGTAGATATGGGCAGCTATGTTCTTTATGCAGGCCCTGATGGTTTATGCGGCTTGGAGAGCGCTACGGGGTCCGTGGTCACCGCTGGGCTTATCTCTGTTAAGCAATGGAACGACGACTTTAACCCAACCACGATCCGCGCCTTTAAGCACGAAGGTACATATGTTGCGTTCCACGCATCGGGCGGCTGGGTATATGACCCCCGTGGAGAAGAGAACGCACTGTCTACGCTCACACTCTCTTCGGAGGTCAGGGGTGGATACACGAACCCTAAAGATGGCGAGCTCTACGTTATCGTAGGGAACAAAATTCAAAAGTACCGTGGCAGTAGCGCAAGCAAAACCCTAAAGTTTAAGAGCAAGAAGTTTGTCACTCCAGCCCCTGTATCTATGGGCTGGGTCTCGGTCCACGCAAACGAATATCCGGCGACGGTTAAAGTCTATGGGGACGGAGTGTTGATTGCTGATTACACGGTAACAAAGTCTGGGTCTACTTATACGCAGGCGACTACTGTGCCTAGTGGCATTAGCAACGGCACACTCCGCGAACCAATCATGCGTATGCCCGCAGTTGTTGCCCAGGAGTGGGAAGTTCAAGTCGAAGGCACTGACATCAACGAGTTCTGTCTGGCGCAGAGCATGGACGAGATACGTCAATCATGACTGTCCGTCGAACGGATCGCCCAACTAAAATACCAGGGATACCAAAACCCCCAAATAGCGCGGGCCCTGAACTTCGTAGATATCTCGAGTCTTTATCTGAGGCTATGGAAATACGGTTGGGACGTAGGGGCGATCCTGTTGATCGCGCGGTTACACTACGCGAACTGATCCAGTCAGGTCTTGCAAGAGAACTACGCGCTTCCCCTTTTGACCCCAATAACATTGGTGGCGGTAATATAGGGTTTGTTGATGATGGCCAAGTTGATGTAACTAATACGCCCCCTCAGCCTACGGGTTTTGCCGTTACGCCCGCATACAGCGTTAACAATTTGATTTGGGATTTTCCGCTCTACACTGGGCCTAACCATTCACAAACCGAGATTTATGCCTACCCTACTGATTCTTTAGGGGATGCGATAGCCGCAGGAGTCCGCGGTGTTGCTTCGGGTAGGGCCTACACCGACCCTGTTGGGGAAGGTGTTACTACCTATTATTGGATACGCCACGTTAATGAAGCTGGAACTCCTGGGCCTTGGAGCAGCGCTTCTGGCGTCGAAGCGATTACTGCGATGAACGTCACACAGTTGCTTGCCCACTTGGAAAGAAGTATCCCCGCGGTAGCACTCGTACAGGGTTTGGAGCCTATATCTGTTGTTGACTCCCTGCCAACTGTTTCTGGCTACTCAGGTCCTAACGTAATCTTGCTAAGCACAGACGGTAAAATCTACCGCCTAGTAAGTGGCGCGTGGACAGCAGCCGTTCCGACAGTTGATCTAAGCGGTACTATATCTGAACTTCAGATTGCTGATGATGCCGTGACTAATGCAAAGATTGCAGTAGATGCGATTCAAGGTGACGTAATTGCTGCGGGAGCAATTGACGGCTCTAAAATAGCCGCAGACGCGATTACCGCTACAAAACTTGCAGACGACGCTGTTACAAACGCGAAGATAGCAGTAGATGCGATTCAAGGTGACGTAATTGCTGCAGCTGCTATAGATGGAAGCAAAATAGCCTCGGATGCAATCACCGCTGTTAAACTTGCAGACGACGCTGTTACAAACGCGAAGATAGCAGTTGACGCAATCCAAGGCGACGTAATTGCTGCGGGAGCAATTGATGGCTCTAAAATAGCTGCAGACGCGATTACCGCTACAAAACTTGCAGACGACGCAGTCACGAACGCAAAGATTGCAGTTGGCGCAATCCAAGGCGACGTAATTGCTGCGGGGGCTATTACAGAAACAAAGATTACTAATGACGCTATTACCTCTGCCAAGATAAGCGCGAACGCTATAACCGCAGCAAAAATAAATGCAGGTGCAATTACCGCAACTAAAATAGCTACTGACGCTATTACTTCTGACAAAATTAGTGCGGGCGCGATTACGGCAAACGAAATAGCTGCTAATGCCATTACTTCTGCAAAGATAAGCGCAGGAGCTATTGATGCAGGTAAAATTGCGGCGAATGCTATTACGTCAGCAAAAATTAGTGCTGGTGCGATTACAGCAACCGAGATTGCTACTGACGCTATTACAGCTGACAAAGTGCTTGCGGGTTCAATAACCGCCGACGCTATAGCTGCTAATGCTATTACTTCTGCAAAGATAAGCGCAGGAGCTATTGATGCAGGTAAAATCGCGGCAAACGCTATTACTGCTGCAAAAATTAGCGCAGGTGCAATTACTGCTACTGAGATTGCTACTAACGCTATTACATCTGACAAAGTGCTTGCGGGTTCAATAACCGCCAGCGAAATAGCTACGAACGCTATTACTGCTGCGAAGATAAGCGCTGGCGCTATTGAGGCAGGTAAAATTGCGGCAAACGCTATTACTGCCGCGAATATTAGCGCGGGAGCTGTAACTGCTACTGAGATTGCTACTAATGCGATTACGTCTGTAAAGATAAGCGCAGGAGCTGTAACTGCTGCTGAGATTGCAACAGGCGCAATTACCGCGCTGAAAATAAGCGCCGGTGCAATTACTGCCGATAAGATTGCTGCGAATGCAGTTACTGCTGACTCTTTGGCAGTAGGCGCTGTTACTGCTGGCGTGATTGCAGCAGATGCAATTAACTCCTCTACTATAATTTCTGATGGAGTTATTGTTGGCAATAAGATAGCCGCTAACACTATTTCCGCAGCAAACATTCAAGCGGGCACAATCGGCGCTGCTGAGATTTCAGCAGGTGCAATTACAGCAACCGAGATTGCAGCTGGTGCGGTTGATGCATCTAAATTAATAATAGATGGCTCTTCGATTACCTCCGTGGTCGTTAATGGCACTCCTACTCTTCAGCTTGGTTCGGTAAACGTTAATAAGCTAACTGGCAACAGTATCAGCGCAACGATTATGTCTGGCACTACCGTTTATGCTGATAAGTTGACTGGTGATGTTTCTAAGCTCTTGCCGTTCCGCTCTACAGCGCAAATTCCTTTTCTTGGCAATACGGCGTCTGGTGGCGGAACTAAAATTCTGACAACTCAGCAGCTACCAGCGTCAACCCACCCTACAGGACATAAAGCTTTTGCGTCGGTTACTGGGTGGTACGACTCGACCGCCAATAAAACGTATTCGTTTAGGTTGTATATGCAAGACACTGCGGGGGGCAGCCAGTCCCTGGGGACCCCATCTGGAATTTACCTTGGCTACGGATCAAGGGTTGTTCAATTTTCTGGCGATAAAACAAGCCTCGTCCAAGCGGGACAAACGATTACCGCTACTGGTAAATCGCATCCTGTTACGTCGGTAACATACAGCTCTGGTAGCAACGTAACATCTATTTCTTATGGGACGGGTTCTGGGGGCACGTTTACAACGTCTGACTCTGTTACCGTTTCAGCGAGTAGTGGGTATGTGCTCGTTGGTGAAACTCGATTCAAAGCAAACACGGGCCTCTATGCTCAGTTTGCGTTAAGTGGCTCGCTGACTAGCCATTCGACGGGGTTGGTAAACATGAAACTTGAAGTCACCCGCACAGGCGCGTCTGGCATTTATGACAACGATAACAGCACAGCTACAGATGTTGTCAGTGAAGTGTCTGGATTTATGCTGGGAGCGAGATAATGCAGATGTATGTTAAGTGGGACGCCGAGACCGAAGAAATTTTGTTTGGCCCGCAAGGCACCCAGGGCGACGGTGGCAATTGGTACGCGTACGTTGACAGCGGCGACATTGTTAACCCGCGCACCCAAACCCGTCGCTTCGTGTTTGTTGAAGAAATACAAATGGTGCTTGGAGTGGTTGAGGGCGACCCTGAGCAGACTTGGCTGCAAAAACGGCGATCCTCGTACGGCGGTTTAGAAGACCAACTCGATATGCTCTGGCACGACATTAATGACGGTGCGCTCGACCAAACAGGCGTTTTTTACACCCATATAAAAACTGTCAAAGACAATAACCCCAAAGGAGATTAACCATGCACGTAGGTAAAGGCAAACAATGTTACTTAAACGCTAAGCCCGCTACGAAAAAGGCTAAGAAAAAACCTAAGAAGGCCAAATAGAATCATGGCTAATAAACGCGACTATAAAGAAGAGTATAAGTATCACCAGACTGATGCTCAAAAGAAACGACGCGCTGCCCGTAACAAAGCGCGGCGTACTGCCCTGGCAAAAGGTAAGGTCAAGAAAGGTGACAAGAAAGACGTACATCATAAGGATGGGAATCCTAAGAACAACAGCAGTAAAAATGTTGCTGTGGTGAGCCGAAAGAAGAACCGCGGCGCGTACCGATTTGCATAACCTCTATGAATTTAATGCATTAGATTCATGACCTGACCCCCCGTATAATTGCGCCTCAACTAACCAGAGGCACATATGATTCTTTACGCAATAGTATTTATTCTTATAGCACTAGGCGCTATAGCCAAGCAGGACTTGAAGCTGTGACATTGTCACAGTGCAAAATGATATAAAATAAATTAAATAGTAGTATCAATAAGTTACGCAGATCTGTAGTTGTAGTACAGATAGACATAAGTAGTAGCTAACTTATTGATATAGAAAGAAAAGGTGGGGTGAGGAGGACAGAATCCCTCTCTCTCCGCCATCGTTCTAAGTGTATGATTTAGATAAGAAAAGTTATAGAATTAGACCCTCAGTCACACCAGGGTCACATCACTATGGCAACCGTACGGAAACGGGGCAAGAAGTACCAGGCACAGGTACGCATCAAGGGGCACTCGCCCCAATCAAAATCTTTTTTAACTAAAGCAGCAGCTCTCGCCTGGACACGGCGCATAGAGTCGAGCATGGACAACGGTTCGTGGATCGATACTCGTGGTTCGCGGTCCGTGTTCATTGAGGACATTGTCGATGACCTGGTCTACTCGTATGAGAGGTTTGGGCTAGAAGTTGCTGGGCCTAAGCTCGGACAGTTAAATCAAATCAAAGAATACTTTCACGGTGTATCGATACACGACCTGACTTTTGATGGTGTGTTGGACTTTGCTGCTTTTCGTCTAGAGACCATCGCTGCAAGCACACTACAGGCTCAAATGTATTATCTAAAGCAAGCCGTTACAAACAGCAGGATAAAAACTGAGCTGCCTGTTGTGGACATGGCGATCGACGAGCTAAAGAAGAAGAAATTAATAATGGGGAGTAAGCGGCGGGATCGTCGGTTGGAACCAGGAGAGTATGAAGCGTTGATGGATGAGGCAGCAGGACATTGGATAAGCGCAGCGATAGATCTAGCAGTGGAATCTGCCATGCGTCAGGGTGAAATACATGCGCTGAAGTGGTCAGATATCAATGAAAGTAAAGGGGTGATCCGACTAATGCGCAAAGATAAGCACGCTGAGACCGGTCAATCAGCTCAGCAAATACCACTTTTAAAGGGCGTGAGAGAGGCGCTCCTACGTTCACAGAATGTGTTTGGGCAAGGTCCAAACCTTATCCCTGTAGAGCGTGCAGCGAGCATTTCTGACAAGTTTGCCAAGATGACTAAGAAGCTTGGGATTGACGACCTGCGCTTCCATGATTTGCGGCACGAAGCAATAAGTCGGCTGTTTGAAAAAGGTATGAGGGTAGAACAAGTGCGGGTAGTGTCAGGTCACCGCACCCTTGATCAGCTTTCTAGGTACGTTAATCTCCGACCGGCAGACTTAGCTGGGATGTGAAGTACTTAGCTACTTCTTGAGTTGGAAATAGATATTTTTTACCGCGTTTGACATGCGGTATGTCTAGACCTTCACGGTAAATCTGTTGATATAACGATTGCTTCTTTATTCTTAGTAGAACGGCTAATTCTTCTAAGTCCATGAACGGCCCGTACTTCTCTAATAAGATTGCTTCCACAATATAGACCTCCTTGTCTGCATATGATTGTTAAGTACTGTTACTAATATTACTATTAGTATTTTCATTTTGCAATAACATGGCGGTTTAGTTGTCTATACTGTTACTTATTTCTGTTTCTAATACTGCAAACTTTTTTGCTATTTTATTAGCGGGGGGCAGGTTGTCTTTGAGATATACAAAAGCTCTTTTCTCGCCCTTCAACTGTATTAAAAAAGCTCCGGCGTCTGGATAGTCTTTAGCTGGGCACACGTTCGTATGCCAATCTGTATTTATAGGTAGCACTATTTTGGCGACCAAATCTTCTAAATATTTAAAGGCGCGGGGGTGAGTTTTTACCCAGAAAGAAGACTTTGGCTTTCGATTGTAGAGTTTTGTGTCAATTGTTCTTGAGAGATTATCGCAGTCATATCGAATTATGCGTGTGCGGACATTTGGGAGGAACTCTCTTACTTCGGGGTCTATATCTAGCGGGTCAACTCCTAAGAAATTTGCGAACTTAATAACCGCTGCTGGCCCGAGGGCTGTGATGTTGTTGAGGTAGTGCGATATAGCACCTTGTGACCAGCCGAGCTCTTTGGCTGCTTCGACTTGGGTGAATTGCATTTCTATTTTTTTCTGTTCCCAGATAGCTCTCAAATTATTTATCGCTTGAGGCAACTCGCTTGTTTTCTTCATGTGCTCGTCCTGAGTGTGTTTGGTTGTAGATCCACTCTGCTACCTGCTTTCGTGGAATACTTTGTTCTATATACTTAGATTTACATATATTAGTAGAAAAGTCATCTACTATTATTAGTGCGGTGTCTTCGCAGCCTAATATTAATGCTACAGGGGAAGATTGTTTCATGCGGTCTAACCACTGTATTTGAAGCGCGGACAACGAGTGACGAATCACGGTTGTGTCTTTCTTGGGGAGGGATTTAACGTACTTATACTCTACGAAGAGCACACCTGCAGGACCTGCATACATAGCGTCGGGGACACCTCCCGTATATGTATCGTGGATCTTCCACTTGTATACATCGGGTGACAGAGCGTTATGTATGGATCTTACAAAACTGTGCTCGTTCATAAAGTAAGTGATCCGTTGTGACCAACGGTGGATCAATCCGTAGTGCAGGCAAAGAGGGCCTTGGTCGATTTACTCCCTTTTAAGAGTACTGTTCGTACAAGGCTTCAGCAGCCTTGTAATCTTCTTCTTGAGCCCAACCAACAAACGAGACTTCGCAATTCATGAATGCTTTGCCCATCTTGTTCTCGGTAGGTACGCCAGATACTTTCCACAGGCCCGCGAATCGATCGCCGCCTTTCATACCGATCTGAGAGTTCCATGCTTTGGATACACGCAGCTTAGAGCTAGCGAAATCCATAATGGCAGGAGAACGCTCTAGCTCACCTGTCTCAGGGTTCTTGATAAGCAGGACATGCGCGTGTGTTTCGTTGATGTCCCATTCAGCTGGTTTGTCTTGTGACTCGACATAGGCTTGAGCATCGGCGATTGAACTGAACGCCCCACCATAGCCACCACCTGCTTCTAACTGACGCCAAACAACATACTCAATCTTGAACGTTAAGCTCAAGCAGTACAGGTCGTTGCCGTAGTTGTGATTGTTTAGTGTGTTGACCAGGTGTCCTGGCTCGCATCCTTCGACGTAAGCAGCGTGGTGCTTGTCGACTTCGTTAGACATTTTTTGTAGGAGCTTAACGCGCGGTATCTGTACGTTTTGACCTACGTGTTCGTTACCACGCCCAGGACCGTCGACTGATTTAAGATGGGCCGGTAATTGGTCGGTGGATGCTACTAAGTTGTTTGGTACTACTGCTACTGCTGCTGATTTACTCATAGTTTGTATTCTCTTCGTGATTCATGATTCATGTTTAGTGTTACAAGGTTCGAAAGTTAATGCGCCGAATTTCACGGGGTTGCAGACCAGGTACTTCTTGATCGAGCTTGAGAAGTTCCTTGTATGCAGTCGACGAGACCCGCCTTTGTAAGAGACTGTAGTCCTTGGTGGTGTTGATGTGCTCATACAGAGCATCCCAATCAGTCACGTCAGGTACAGTATCTTGGTTAATAGACACGCTGGCTTTGTCATTCGCGGTGCGCGACAAACCCTGCTCGTCTAATTGGGTTAAGAGCTTGTAATCAAGATCGTCTTTGGTCTTGTTTAGCTCTTTAAGCTCAGAGTTAAGACCTGCCATAGCGTCTTTTACCTGGGCTCTTGCTTCAATTAGTTCATTAATGTTCATAGTTTTTCCTTAGTTTCTTTTCTTAGTTTTAAGCTGCTTGTTTTAGTTTGTTTAGGATTCCGAGGAGTTCGTCCATACGCTCTACTTTGCCTTCGAGCTTCGCGTACACGTCTGGTTCCCAGGTGTCGCGAGCTGCTATCTGAATGACCTCAGTCTTTTCAGTCTGACCGGCTCGGTAGATGCGTCGATTGAACTGCTGATAATGTTCTGCGTTGTATGTTGGTGACGCCCATATGACAGCCTTAGCTTTAGTCATAGTCAGTCCGTGACCTGCTGATTGGGGGTGACAGAACACAACTTGTAGTTGGCCAGCTTGAAGGCGGTCGACAATGTCTTTGCGTTTGTGTGCAGCAACAGATCCGTCGATCGTTTCGTGTCTGATACCTAGCTTGTCTGCTAGCTCAACCATGCATCGTTGTTCGTGCTTCCAATTGAATGCAACGAGTGATTGCTGTCGTTGGGCTACAAGTTGCATGACAAGCTCATAACGTTCTTTGTGGATCTGCTGCGTCTCACCGTGCTCGTCATAGACAGCGCCGGTACACAACTGGAGCAGCTTCTTGACTTTACTGCCCGCATGCACTGCATTGATTGTTGTTTTACCTGTGTATAGCACTGAGTCTTCGCTGAGCGTTCGATACTGCTGCATGATGTTCTTGGGTAGCTGCACGTACATTGTGTGTACATTTTGAGCTGGCATGTCGATACATTCAGTCAACTCGTACCTGATGTTGATGTCACTAAGCGCAGCGGCTACGACTTCTTCTGCGTCGTCTTTTTGGACCCATTCGTTTGCGAACCCGTTGAACCTGGGCGTACACACAGAACCGCGGAAACTATAGAACCGATGCCCAAGCCGCTCCCCGTCGTCGACGATAAGCGTCGGGTGCCACACGTCTAGGATACCGTTGCTGTTGGGTGTACCAGACATAGCTATGCGGTATGTAAACTGCTCTGCAATCTTGCGGCATGCTTTGCTGCGCTGACTGTCTTTGTTTTTGAAGGCAGTGAACTCATCAATGACTAGCGTGTCGAAGTCATCGAGCAGGTGCTTAGACTTGAGTATCCACTTAACTGCGTCGTGGTTGGTAATAACTACTTGGGCGTCAGAAGCGAATGCTTTCTCACGGTTCTTGGCGTACGCAACGGCGTACGTTAGGTCGGGGGTAAACTTCTCGATGTCATCGCCCCACGATGCTTCGAGTATGGACAGCGGTGCGAGAACTAAGATTCGTTGTTCGCGGCCCACGAGCGCATCTAAGACAGATCTTGTCTTGCCAGTGCCTGGGTCTGAGGTGATAAGACAACGAGGGTTGTCATTGATAAAATCGGTTGTGACTTTCTGGTGCTCGAAAGGTTTCATAGTCATCACTCATTGATGGTTTAGTATATTAGCATAACTAATATTAGTGCTCAATAAAAGTTATCGGATTGTTGCTAGACCAACAGTAGCCACAGGATGCACAACTGTCTGTTTTGTCCAGTTGCTCTGGACATATAATACCCTGCTCAACGTACGCAGAATCACTAGCGTCGATGACATGCGCGCTGAACCCTGTGTCCCAATCGTCGGAGTAACGGATGCGAAAACGATCAGGGTGTAAGCGGTTAACGTTGTTGATCATAGAGCCCAGCTGGGATGTGTACTCGTGGTGCGTGTACCCAAAGGCGTTCATATTAGGAAACTTGTTAAGCCACAACTGCCATTGGACAATGTATTGACCACTGTAGAAATCACCTAGCACATGCAGACGGACCACGAACCCGTCTTTGTGCTTGTCGTTTAATGAAGACAATTGATGCTCGAGGTTCGATATAAAGTTTGGGTCGGTGTGGTCAAACCTGTGCGCAAACGGCATATTGTCACCGTAGCAGTTGTCCCATTGAGCGCAGCCACTAGGGCATGTAGCACGTTCTTCGAGAGACAAACTGTACATTGTCATGCCCTTCCACATCTTGACAGATACTTTGTCACCAAGTTTTTTGTTTTGCTTGCCTCGCTTCAACATGTTGATGCTAGCTGGCTTTACGCCTTTGACGTACCTCGTCCTTGGAGGGCGAAGATTTTTTACTGGGATTAGGTTCACGGCTAAGGATGTCACTTAATATCTCCTCTCTATATTGAGCTGCTGTCGATTTGTCGCACTTCGTCATGATCTTGATCTCTGACTTCTTCAAACGGTGTGTACTCCACACAGTCGCTTCTTTTGGATCTGTGACGAGCTTGTACTCGACTACGCTCCCATCGCGCTTGTAGTACATTTGCATACATAAGGTCCTTTACTGGCTGGATAAACAACTTTTTATAGTCTTCATTTGTCATTTTTCTTTCTCCTGTTATAACGATTGCGGTAGGCTGCTTCGCGGTCATTGATCACGAGCCATGCTCCGTAGAAAAGCCACATAGCTGCTAATGAGCCGATAACTGCTACAGCCACGTCCAGCAAGGTGCTCATGGTTGAACGCCTATCCAACGCCAGGCGCGGTAGGGGAACTGTGAGGTTTTGACAAGTTTGAGTTCTTCGCGACGCATGGTGCGTTTCATAACGTACAAAGTTATGGAGACAATAAGGCCGCCAACCATTGCTGCAATCATGCCGCTGTAAGTACCAGCGAATGCATACATAAGAAACGCAGTAACGGTTATGTCGATAGGTATGTCGTACGCAATAATGCGGCGTACACCAAATTTAAATATTAGGAACAGTAGTCCGAGGGCTGAAAGTAGACCTGCAAAAATCATAAGTAACTCCTAGCATTGCTGCGAGTAATAAAATGTGTTGGTAAAGATTAAGAATTGCGATTACTGCTTGAATCATTGCTTCTCCGAAAAAATAGAAAAGCGATAGCGCTCGTTGCTACTGCAAATAAGAAGGCGTAAAAACTAAGCGCTAAAGCTTGGCCAACAATGGCCATTAGTATGAGGACAGCAATTACACCCATAGCGAATATGAGTGCATTGCTGCATAAGGTTTTAAATAGTTTCATAGGGGTTCTCTCTTCATGTTTCATGAGGATCAGTTGGATTCCGATCGGGAATAAAAAAGCCCCACTAAGCAACGACTTTTAACTTAGTGGGGCAAAGGTCTTACACGGGGAGGAGTAAGTTGGTTAGCTAACACCCCAGGTGCATTCGGGTTCGTCACCTTTTCGGAACGAACACCATCTACATGCATCTTTGCTGGGTGTTGGAGCGAATTCTGTTTCAGTTGTCATCTTGATGGCACGGCGATGGAAGCCTGGTGCGAACACCATTGCTTGATCACGGGTGTATGACTTTTTAGTAGTTTCACCTTTGTCTAAATACCAGAACTCTACCTGCACATACTGCAAGTGAGGGTATCTAAAGAACGTACCTATGGCGTACAGCAAGCCCTGTTGGCCGTGGGATATCTCGTTACCCCACTTCTTGCCTGTTTTATAATCAATCACACGAGCGGACGTGTCATCTTCTTGCACCAGGGCATCAAGTTTGATGCGAGCCCAGGTTTCTTTTTGCATCCAACCGACTGTTGCCCAGTCAAGGTCGAAGCCCCACTCGCCCTCGAGCTCTACTTTTGCATTGATGTACAGTTGTCGCAGCTCTTCAAACTCGTCTTTGAATTTGAATAGTGAGTCGTGCATCTCACCCATAGTGCCGTTGACATAGTCTTCAGCGTATTGGTGAATCTGTGTACCGCGATCTGCAGCTGGGCCACTGGGTTCTTTTACGCCTTTGACACGGCTGATATAAGTTCGATAAGCGCATTCTTCATAGACTTTAAGAGCTGAGTAGCTCCACGCTCGGACATCGCCTAGTGCTTCAGGTTTTTCGAACTCTGGGCCAACGTCGTCGGGTCTCGTATCCTGAGTCAACTTAATCATTTACTTTCCTAGTAGTAGTAAGTAGATATATTAGTATAACTAATATAGTTACTTGACGGCAAGTAACTTGCGGTCCTTGTCATCGAAGTACTTATCAGTGACTTCGTTAAATTGTTCTGTATCTAGTGTCCAAGTCGTTACAACTCCGCGAACTGGTGCTGCAGAAGAAGGTGAGTTATGAGCTCTTTTTTGTACTTTGCTAACACCGCAACGAGCTGCTTTCTTTTGGAACTCACGTTGAGATAAACGATCGTCAGTCAGTACGCCATACACAACACGCAGGTACTCTAGAGGAATGACTGAGTATGGCCATTGAGACTCTGCTACCCACTGTTTAACAAACCGTTGTGCAGTCGTAATCTCTTGTCCTTGTAATACGTTGGTCAAGCTGATGTCTAATATGTCCATGAAGAACGATAGGTTGCCATGACGTACAGCAGCAAAGAACTCTTCCATAACCGACATGGTGACTTGAGCCATCTGTGCTTTTGCATTGTTAGCGATAGGCGTACGTACTAGCTGCTTGTTAACTTTGTAGCTGCGAAGTAATGCAGCGAACTTGTGTAGCTCAGTGCTGATGTCATCGATGCCATCGATAACTTCTGGGTATACATGCTCGAGCTTCTGCTCTTGGCGAGGTGCGATGTTGTATCGACGGTCGCCTTCTTCAATCTTGACTGCATCCATACGGTTAGTCAGGAAGATGAAATTTGTGTAGTTAGGCATTTCAACTTGGTTGGAACGCATTGCACGAATGGTCATCGTGTTTTCTGTAATAGCGTTCTTGAGTTTGTCAGCAATCTTCATGGTGCCTGAGTTGGCTGATGCCATATGAAACTCATCAACTACTAAGAACAGTGCCTGTCGCATGTACAAGTTGAACTGCTCTTCGATGTTCTGCAATGCACGCATCGGTACGTGTTCGTTACCGAACAATGGTCTGAGTACCTTGGTGTAGAAGATACCTTTACCTGTACCAGGGACACCTTGCAGTACCCAGGCGGTCATTGCTTTGCGCTTGGTCTGGAAGATATAGGCCAGCCAGTTGGTGAAGTGCTCAACCTCGAGGCTTTGTCCTCCTAAGATGTGTGTCATCAACTTGTAGATCAGTGGACAAGAGTCCGCGATCCTTGCTGCGTCACCCATGCCTAGCGATTCGTGCTCACGGTTTGACAGCATGTATTCTGTTTTACGGAACATGTTGATGTGGTACGGCACGTTAGACAGATTTACACCTGCATCATTAGAAGCAGGGTCAAATACAACTCTTGCATCAGGTATGTAATCTGGTTTGCTACGACCATGCGATCTCATAAAGCCTTCGATGCTTGCTGAGGAGCACGGCATCAATGGGAATTCGTCACTAAACTGATTGAGATTGGGATCGAATACGCCGTTGTAGTACGTGTCTGTGTAGAAATCACGCATTGCTACTGGGAAGTTAGCTCGACCTTCCTTCTCCATCTCTTCTTGATACACATCAAACAGTGATTTGTAGAAGTCAGGGTCTGCTTTCTCGATAGACCAGATGGGTTCGCCTTTGAAGTTGAACATGTAGGTCGGGTCTTCGAGCTTGAAGTAGTATGCGTTGCTGTCGCCACCATTGACGTTACACCGTATGTACGGAGGGTTTGTATCGTCAGTGATGTGGATCGACATGCGATCTGGGTTGTCTAGAATTTCTTCTGACTTGTTATCGACGGTTGCGATAGTCAGTCGTTCTTTCTTTGCTTTGAAGCCACGCTGTGTACGTAGCTTGTTTTTGTGCTCATTGCTTTTCTGATGCACAACTTCTGGGCTGATGTCGCCCATGAGTTTTGCAAGATCAAGCGTCTCCGTGATACCGGAAACACGCACGATCCGCTCAGCGGAGGAACTGAACGGATCGTGGGTTCCGTCTTCAAAGGTAGGAGGGGCAATGAAGATGAGCTTTGAGTTGTCAGCTACGCTAGTGTCTAACGGATACTTTAGTGAGTGTCCGTTACTTGACAGTTCAAGCTGTGACGAGAACAGTTGAGACTCAAAATTACAGCTCTGCAGCCACAACTTCATAGCCTTAGCAGGCATGGCGTGTGTCAACAGAATAAATATGTGTAGAGAAACTTTGTCACCTTTAAGCCCAAGGCTAGCTGATGCTTGCGCAATAAAGCTGCAGTCCTGCACTTCAGGTGGTAGCTCGCGCATAACAGCTTTCGCTAATGTACTGACATCTTTGTCAGTAAACGCTTTCGGGTTGGTGTGGCCTGGTAACATAATGCCATCAATATCAAGCACGAGCAGGTTGGAATAACCGATACGATCGGTTTTGCCTGCGCGAGATTCATTTTCTATTGATCTTTTTAGGTTACCTTTAAGAAGACAGTGGCCTAGTTTTGCATGTTTGGCTATTTGATTTTCAAGAATAGCTAAGCCGGTGCTGTCGACAGGCACTTCTATATCGTGGGATGTAACGTTTTTTACGTGTGGGTACGGAGTGAATCCGGTTTTAGGACAGTGTCGTTTACTCAGCCGCTGTCCGTTGGCGGCTTCTAAAAAAGTAAGTTGCATGGCTCCTCCTACAGAGCGGTAATATTAGCATAGCCAATATTTATTTTGTAGGAGCGTTTTTGTCGAAAACTTCCTGTCGGTCAATCCTGACCGTGTCATCCGCTTCAAATGTAAGGCGGACTTGATTCCTGTCAACTTTTGATACTTTTACTTCCGCAAGAACGCCGTCATCATCATGAAGGATGACTTTCTCGTTGATCTTTCTTGTCAGTACTAGTCGTGGCATAAATCACTTGCTGTAGCTAACGTCATATCCGCCTTCAGCATCGAGTGGGATGTTAAGAGCCCAACCTGGCGGTTTGCACATGTGTGCGATTAGTTTATCCATTGTAGCATCAGGGTTATTAGCTTGGCTAATTAAAACGATCTCATCATGCACAGTAAGTACAACTTCTGCTTGTAAAGTCTTGTCAGCTTGAATACGCAGCATTGCGTCGGTGACAATAATCCTGGATAACGCTTGAACTACGTTCTCTGTGATGCGCCCGCCCCAGGTAGACTCGGTGGTGCGTGAGTCATAGGTTAGCTTGCCGCCTTCGAATCTAAGGTTATTGTAGTGCAGCGCGAGTCCGTTAGGCAGGTGTATCTTGCCCTGGTGGAAATACAGACCGTGCCAGTCTTCTTCGTAGTTGGGGTTAATTGTGTTAGCTAGCTTGAGTTCCAGCTTTTGCCACAGCAATTGTACACCTGAGTATGTGCTGCGGTATGTATTTACTACGTTATAGGCTTCGTCGGTGGTGAACTTCATGGGTGGACCCATTGCTCCAGCTTCTAACGTTGCCTGGAACTTAGACGCACCCATGCCATATCCAAGACCGAGCACAGCCGTCTTACCAACGAACCGTTCAGTTGGGTCGTTGTGTTTGTTAATTGGCCTGCCGTAGATCTGTGTAGCTAAGTTGCTGTAGATGTCATCACCCGCTCGGAACTGTTCGAGCAGGTCATACTCATCAGCAAGCCACGCCAGCATACGCGCTTCGATGTTAGATAAGTCAGCTACGAATACGAGCTGCCCTTCTGGCGCACAGAGCGCTTTGCGAAGCGGAGAGTTGCGGGGCATGTTCTGCATGTTGATCTTTTCGGTGCCACCGAAGCGTCCAGTGTGAGCTGCGTAGTAACGCAGAGGTACAGAGATAGTGCCGTCATCATGCGTTGCGTCGATGAATCGTTGAGCCCTGGTCTCGTTGATGCGGCTTTTTACTGCCTTTCTGGCATCCCATATATGTTGATGTTCGGGATACATACGTTGCATTTGAGTAAACGCTTTGTCGTTTTTACCCAGGGCCGGTATGTTTTTACCTGTTGTCGGGCTGACTTTTGAAGGCGGTACAAGCCCCATATCTTTTATGTACTGTGCAAACTGTTGGTTTGAACTTAGTACTTTGCGATCAACACCTGATGCGTTGATTGCTGATTCGCTAGCTGTGATTTGCTCATCACGGAACGCGATTAGTGCTTCGCGGTCCACGATTAGCTTTGGTTCACAGAACATGCGACAGGTCATATCGATCAGCTCAAGTTCAGTCAAAGGCATTTCATTGATCATCTTTCTATACAGGGCGTAAGTAAGATCGACGTCTTGTATACAGTAGCCTGCTAACGCTTCTTCTGTTTCAGGGTCTAGATCATAGATGCCTTTGGCGTCGATTAGCTCATCACCTTTACGCATTGACTCATCATCAGGGAATGCACGTACAGCACAGTCTTTTAGCCTGGCTGATTGCCCAGGCGCTAATGCTCGCGCCATAGCTGCGGTATCTACATAGAACTTGGGTGTAACGCCGTAGTACCTGGTTAAAATATAACCATCGAACGGAGTGTTGTGACAGACAAGCGTTGCTTCGCTCCAGTCAATGTCATGAATTGCAGCTTCTGCTTCGTCTTCGCCGAACCATTCGGTCTCATCATGATCTATCTTGATGCCAACGCCCCACACTTTGAACTTCTCGTGTCGGACGTAGTCCATGGTGGTCAGCTTAGTTAGAGACACTTTGGTGTCGAAGTATGTCTCAAAGTCGAGGGTTACCAGCATTAAAAGTCTGCTCCATTAGATTCGTGCTGGGCGTATATCTCGCCTTCGATAGACTTGAAGCGGGCTTTGAGCTCTTTATAGGCTTCTGGCATACGAGACTTCATCCACACGGTGGTGTAGGTGTGGAACTCGGGGCTGATCATGTCTTCGTTTAAATCAGGTATTGCTTGAAAGTAATCTTTGGTGTCCATAGCGCCCTCCTGGGTGGAATATGTCGATAACATCAAGTTTCTTTTTGAAAGCCTTGTATTCTTCATGGGTAAAGACATACAAGTTGCGTTGGAGGTCACAAGCTAAGTAAGCGGTTTTACTTAGCTTGGTTTGTATGAAATGACCTTCTTCTACAGCTGCTTCGATATCTGTGAAGCGGTTACTCATTTTCTTTTGTGACCATTACGGTCAGCCGGTTTAGATACCAACCTGCTTTTTGTAGGTCTTCTACCTGCTTGCCTTTGTAGTCATAGCGCCACAAATATTTTAAACAGTTGCCTTTTAGGTAGCCTTTGAATGCATGACTGGACATGGACTCTTCGATAGCTGTAATACACTCTATATTCCCTGAGTTGTAGTGCTTAGGCTTACCTACTGGGTCGTATTGGATATCGTACGGATCAGCGTACTCTTCTTCATGGGCTTCTTGCATCCAGGCTTCTAAGCCTGTCTTGTTTGCGCCTGTCTTTTCTATGGCGGGATGTTGTTGACGTACGCGGTCCCAATCTTGGGGGGTTGCTTTGTTGATACTCATCATACTCTCCTAGTAAGAGCGAAATAGTACTACTGCTAATTTATTAGTTCAACAAATATAATTCATAGGCAGTAAAAATGAACAGCACAAGTAGTGCCAGTTGCGTTGTGAATAAGAGCTTACTCATTTTCGAACAGCTCTTCTTCTACCATCCTGTCATATTCGTCATCGGGGTTTGGTTCGG